TTGCTTGCTGAATCTGGCCGGGCATCTGCAAACCTGCAGCTGATGTTTGTGCCTCTTTTTGCAGGTCCGTCATTGGCGCTACATAATCGGCACCACTGGTTGAATAGGGCGTATAAGCCTTTATGCCATGAACGCCACCAGCAGCGTCCATGTTATAGACTTGTTGGCTCGCAGCCCCTAATAATGTCTGAACATTAGGCTGGAGAAATTCAGGGACAGTATTCTGGTTCTGCGTTGTGGTAGTGGAGGTTGGGATTGCAGCGGGGCTAGACATGGTAGTTCCTAAAACAAATTAATTTATACCCACAAATGATGGGTTTCTATTTAAACTGTTCAGGCGAATGTCTGATTTTGCTAATATACTCTTTTATAACGGGAGTTCAAAAACTTCATGGGTTTTTTTGTACCCGAAATCTTTCAGTCGTCTACTCCAACCGTTTCTGCCATACCCTTCGATACACACACATCCTGTTTCACGGGCATATTGCCTTAATATCTCAAGCAGTTGTGGTCCAAAGTCCTCTAAGGGAATCAAACCGCCCCAAAACCCAATTCCAAGAACTGTTTTTTGTGGATAATCAATTTTATGGGTAGTAGCAGCTGCTACTATCTTGCCTTCGTCATGTGCTACCCATAATGCCATTGACTCATCAATAATGTATTTATAAACATCTTCAATTAAATACCGGCCATTTGAGTAGTCAGCAGCAGGCTTAAGTATGGGTTCTACCTGCTGCCAGAAAATGTCAAGATGCTTGACTGGAACAATCGAAACTTCAATCAAAAAACACCACCACTATACCGGTAGCTGCTGCTACAAACGCACAGCCCCAAACAAACCATTTTTCCAGTCCAGTTTCTTCGACTGGATAAATGTGGAACTCGTCATCATCTTCATCGTACATTTTTAATTCCTTATAATAATGTTTTAAAGCCTATACAGATAAGGCTATCGATAAGATTAACATAACTATTAAAATAATAACCACTAATTCCATGTGTGAGTGGGATGGATGCTTTAACGCTGGGTAATGAGGAAATAACATTTCGCTCCCCTTATGCTGGCATTGATCTCCGGGCTCTAGCATCTACTGCTATCTTGCCTTTGCCCACTGTTTTTTTACGGCTGGTCTGAATTCGCTCAACCATTTTATCCAACCTTTTTGCCCCGGCCTCACTACTACCATTGCCCAATTCGCTTACCGCTCTTGCGGGTACCACGTATTCATTTGAAGCAAGTCGTGCTGGTTGTTGACCGTCTATGCTGGAAATTATAGAATCTGATACACCATCCCCACTACCACTAATTAGGCGACCCCGTGCAAATTTCTGAACTCCTGCTATACCTGATGGCGCTACCGGTGCTGCTGATGTTGGCGGTAATTGTGCTGGTTGCTGCTGTACTGGCGCTGGCATCACTTGTTGTGGTGCTGCTTGCTGTTGGGTTTGAAGCTGTGCAAGTGCATCTGCATAATACTTATTTACCGGAGGAGTTACCTCACCACCATTAGCAAATCCGGTTTCTGCGCCTGTATAGGTATTTGTCTTGGTATCGTAATCTGAATTTACATCCCGTTGAAGCTGTAAAGCTTGCGCTGGCATCTGAGCCGGAGTTGCATATTGACTGGCATTCATTTGGGATTGAGGGAACATACCAGACTGACCAACAGTTCCTATACCACTTACATCCCCGCCATCAGCATAAGAAGCCAAAGGCTTCATGGATGTTGAGGTGGAGGGTTTATAATCTGAAGCCAAATGGATGTTGCTTGGTGGTAGATTCTTACCTGTATTGGGCAAGTAAGTAGGGTATTGTTGTGTTAAAGCATTAATACCTTGGCCAGCTGCTGCTACACCTTGAATAGCTTGAGCTGGATGTTCGGCTGCCCAAGTACCGACAGAACTTAATCCTTGAGAGAACATTGAAGGTGCTACTTCAGATGCTGCCCCCGCCGCTGGCATAACTGCACCGGCTATTAGAGGGGAGGCTTGCTGTGCTGCAATCGTTTGTGCTGCGGTGTTTCCTGTATTACTTGCAATACTCGTGATTTCATTTGCTGATGATAGCGGTACATTAACCCCGGAAGGTATTGCACTGGCTGATTGTTGTGCCAGCTGTTGAGCTGCTGTTTTTCCGACTTCAGGTACTGCTCCAGCAATACCACTTGAAGTACCCGCAGTTCCTTCAACTGCGGAAGCAGCACCAGCTCCGGGGCCAGCAAGTGCACCGCCTATACCTCCGGTAATAGCACCCCCTACACCTCCATAGAGAGCGCCCTTCCCAACATCGCCTCCAGTTATCGCTGCCGTTCCAGCACCTAAAGCAGCTCCAGTAGCAGCCCCAGCTAAACCTCCACCAATAGCAGCCCCAGTACCTGCGATAGCCCCGGCAGTCAACCCGGCAGTTCCAGCGGCTACAAGACCAGACGCTATTGAAGCTCCGATTGCTGCCCCGGCTGTGACAAACACACAGCACTTATGCGATAGTCTGTATCCGATATCCTCATTTAAGTGACTTTTCATGGCGGGGGCCTTCTAATAGGTAATTCTCAAACTCATCAAAATTGTTGCAGGTGAGTTCATTTTCAAGTTCTTCTATATCCTGAATATCCGTACTCAGAACATTTATAAATACACAATCTGTTTCCGCATATCCTAGTCTCTTTATTCCGGGTTTACCATAAGCCACATATCCTGCCCCTACAATCCCCGCATTATCTCCGTCAGCAAGTCGCATTGTGCCTTTCGCTAAGATGGCGATGTGCGTGTGCTTGTGGATTTTACCGGTAAGTAATGTGCCAGCAGGAAGGTACATAACCCGTACACAGACACCGGGCAAGAAAAAATGTTGCAGGGGTAAGTCCACTTGCGGCATCTGGAGAAGCGCTTCTTCGACCCTCAAGATTTCAGGGATGTTTCCGTACAGTGCGAGTGGGCTTGTCATACTTTCACTTTTAAAACATTACCAGCAGTCGTATCGTAGTAAACATCGCCTGCTCGTAAGCTCGCCACATCAGCCTGTGTAGGTAGACTAACAACACGAACTCCCAAAGGGTTTACAGAACTGAAATTCAGGGCAGAGTTTATGGTGGTACCCCTATATAATGTGCTCATGGCTGATGGTCCGGGACTGTCAAGCTGAGCAAAATATAGGCGTAAAATGTTATTCATCGTATCCTGATAACGCTGACTATAATTTACCGGCGCTATTGGGATTGAAGGGCATTTGGTCGTTCCAGTGGACATTTCTATTTCCTGCCATCAAGTCTACTATCAATTCGTGGCATACCCAGTTGCCATGCCACACCAACTGCGTTGCTTTCAATACGAAAACTCATCTGCCTAGCCCGTAAACGTGTGTAAACCTGACCGGTGAATTGTTGAACAACATAAGCCCTTTGGGAGGTGAAGTTATTTTCACTGGCTACGGTCGGTGAGTCTGCTGCTCCGTAAGGCGCACCAGAATTTCTGCGAGGTTTAATGGTCATCGTTACATACGGGCTATTGATATTTGACCCGTTAAAATTTATGTCGGGCAATATCCTCCAAACGAAGCCAAATACTTGACCGTCCTCAATATCAAAATCAGAGGACTCGACATAAGCATTAATCGCTACCGGCGTCAGTCCTGATACATCGTCTACATCGGCTTCATGATAAAGAACGCGATTATCATAGCTAATAGCCATAGGAAATTGGCGTATTCCAGAGTCCAGCCAAAAAGTTCTTGCCATCGTACCTGTGTACCAAACTCTATCCAAATAGTTATAGATAACATATTTATCTATAACGGTTGAATTACGGGAGCAATAGAACCACCAGATTTCGTTATACCCTTCATTGGTACCAGCAACAACTTGAAAGGCTTGGTCCTTGTTAATATCCTCAAATACATACTGCTTTACTGTACATGGCAGTGTTTCTACACGGCCTGAATAAATGTAAAATTTATCCGAACCCATCCAGTAAGTCACATTGCTGGCTGTTGCCATACAGTTCGGAGACATTACCGATATATTATCTTGGAGTGTGGTAAACCCCCATACATAGGGCGGTCCCAGATACTGCATTGAGTAGAGAGTAGAGTCTGTCCATACTAATATTTCAGTACGAGCTATTCTGGCCCCCATAATAAAGGAGCCTCTGGACAAGTGGTATTCACCAGCCTGATTGGTGATTGAAGGTACCCATTCGTAAATGTTGTTTTGATCTGACCAGCGAACTAATAGTGGGTCCCATGCTGAGCCGGGGGTTGCAGGAATATAGGGGTTGGCACCGAAGGCAATGGCGAAGCGCTCAACGGATGAAGCCATGATTTGGAAAGTAGTGTTGGGTATATAAGTCCCAGCAAACCCCGCAGCCGTTGCTAATGTTTGGAGAAGTTGAGCTCGTACTGTTACACCCGTCGAGTCCACCCAATAATAGATAGCCCCACCGCGAGGTGCGATAAGCAAATTTGCTCCATAATTATCATTAGACCATAACCGCAATTGTTGGCCTACACCGGCCCCAATCCCCCCTCCTGTATATGGACCTCCCCAAGGACTAGCACCCCAAGGACCCGCACCCCAGCCTAAACCAAAAATATAAACATCTAAACCAGTATTCACCTGATAGACAGCAACTACCGCTACACCCCCACCAACAACAGCACTGGTTGCAAATACGCCGGGTATATTAATGAGGTAGCTATTATTATTGACTATACCGGTTATCTGCTGCTCAATATTAATTTGAAGGGCTGTAAAACCATTAACAGCAGCAGACCCACTGAAAGTCACAAAGTCTCTAAGTACAGCGCCATTGCTGGTATCTGTTACCATTAACGACGAACTTCCAACAGCAGCCCCTGTTAGATGTGAGGCTGCTGTAGTTCCATTATATCCTCTGATAATCCCGGATAGGGTATTAGTAATTTTGGTATCATAATAAATTTGCTCTGAATCTATTAGAATAATTCCGGGTAGACTTACAAAAGTAGTTCCTGAAGTTAGTAGGATAGTAGTTTGAGTTGCAGTAATCCCCCCATTTAGAGTGCTGTACATCGTAGTAAAGGGGTTATTCGCCATGGGTGAAACCGTTAAGCGAATTGGTGTTATGTCGAAGTATTGGCCTGCTTTCTCGATATAATATTTTAAGCTCGTGCCAATACCTAAATAGGTGCTCCCCAAATCTAAATCCAGCCAAGCCCACATAGACCGGCAAATGCCTAAAAAGGTATTCGCTGACAGTCGAACCCAGCCGCCTATTTTTTCGGGGAATCCTGAACGAAAGCGAACTTTATCGCAGTCGAACCAACCTCCTTCATTTGAGTATGAAGTTGATTCTTTGTTAATTCCGGGTCGGAGTTCAAGTTTTTTTAGGGTCATCGTACGCCCCTCAAATCTTGTAGATGTACGCTAAAGCATAGTAAGGAACCAGATTGGCCCCAACTCCAGTTACACCCGCTGCAGTTATTGTCGTGGAAGTTGATACACCTCCACCGATAGCATGGTTATGAGCTGCTGTTTCTGCACCGAGATTAGCAGCTCCAATGCTGGTACTGCCGCCACTAGGGATAGGAGTAGAACCAGCCTGAACGACAACTCCAATATTCTGAGCACCACCGGGATGGGTATGACCCGAATCGATATGGCTGTGAGAAGCAGATTCTGTTCCCGTAAAAATGTTGTGCGTCGAAGATGAACTGGCAGCATGAGTATGACTGACCACAACAGCATCAGCACTACCGCCCGTTGCCGCTACTGCATACGTAGTCCCTGCCCCGATTACAAACCTATCCCGTAAGTTAGGCGTGCCATTGGTTCCATCGCATAATAGCCAGCCAACAGGGATGGAAGCAATCGAACCAGACCACATTACAATCATGCCTGTGGTAATTGAGTTTGATGCGGGAGATACTGCATAGAAGTTTATTCCATCGCAGTAAACTAATTGGGTAGCGCCAGCGGGTATTAGTACGGCTGTACCGGTAGCTGCCCGAATGTTAATGGCGAAACCGCCCGTTGTAGAATTCTTGATTACGTAAAGCTTTTTAACCAGAGGTGCGATGATATCCCTGACCGCTGCGTTGGTTCCGGTCGCTACAATTACAGCATTTCGGGATTCATCAACGACATAGTTAAAGACAGTCAATGTGTAATTTGCATCGACCATCGTGATACTAATATTACCCGCTATTGCTTGTTCAAGTAATGTGCCGAGATTTATGTTGGTTGTCGTGCCCCAAAGACCGGCTTGCTCACCATTCGCAATGAGTTCGAGTCTGAGTGAAGGCGAAGCTGTGCTTGGCATGTCAATGTCCTACTGGTTATCGTCTATATCGTTCCAGCCGGGAGTCTGGTTATCATTTACATCAACCCACACTACTGTCTGATTATCGTTTATGTCTGTCCACACTGTAGGGGTATTGTCGTTTATTTGACTCCAGCCTCTAGCATACTCTGATTCAATCAATGTGATGATATCAAAAACGCTTACGGAAAATACGACTAATACATCGTTAGAATCCGTTAAAGTAAGGCTTTCAAATATATTTCCGAGGAATGCAACAAGTCCTACATTGGTGTCTGTTAAAGTAAAACTCTCCGCTAAATCAACTGAGAATACGGCGCTTGTGTTCTGAACATCGGTTAAGGTAAGGGCTTCTGCAATGACTCCTACAAACGCCCCTAAAACAGTTTGAGCATCAGTTAAGGTAAAAGATTCATTATTAACCGCTGGCCATGTCGCTAAGCCGGTTTGGGTATCGGTTAATGTAAAACTATCTGATACGTCTGCCGGGAATAAAGCATTAATACTCTGTACATCAGATAGAGTAAAACTCTCGGTTTGAGCCCCTAAAAAAGCCCCTAAAGCAGTCTCACTGTCGGATAGCGTAAAACTTTCTGCTACATCCACTGCATAAAATGCACCAGCTAAAGACGCGAAGGGGACTTGGGCAAAAGCAGCTATGCCGAACATTTAAGGAATCTCTGCTGATGCTGTAATCCCACTACTCGTGTTATTGTACCAAACCCCTCTTCCAGCTGCCGCTGGAGCATAATACGCACATAAAGTTTGGGTATCCACTTGAGTGAGATTAATGCTGCCTGTTGTATTTACTGTAGTAAAAGCGCCTATCACTCCCATAAATGGTATAGCACGTTTTGTCTGTTTAAAGTTAAAGCATAAAGGTATCGCTACTCCTCCTGTTGGGACTTGTATTTCTGCATAAATTGACCCTAATGTTGTGCCTCCTATAACTTCAAAATACCTCTGACACATCTGCAACTCACGGCCATAATCCCTAAAGTCATAATCCGTTTTTACTGCACCCTTTTCAAATTGGGCTCTTCCCATCGTCCACGTACCGGATGTTTGGGCTCCGACCGTAAAGAGAATTTCCACGCCTGTGATAGCCGCAGCAGGCACTATAAACGATGTCTGGTAATTAGTGAGACTTGCACTGACTGTGAAAGTGCCGGTGGCAATTTGGGTTTTTGTTGGCGTTCCGATTGTCCCAAATGTATCGGCGGTCGTTGTGGCATAAGAAGCTGTCCACGTTACTGTAGTGAGTAAAGAGTTGGCTAAATCAACAGACAGCGTACAAGTGCTGCCAGCCAAATCATAGACATTATTTGATTCAATTCTCTGGCCAATACCAATAGCTGTAACGGAAGCCGCACCGGTCACTTGTAGTAAATTCTGAATAGCGCCAGCACCTGCGATTTGTGCTGCTGTTACATTGGCACCAGTACAATAAACAAACCATCTATCTACACAGGGGTAGCCTGTTGATATCGTAGGTACCGTAGTAGCGGCAGTTACGGTAGCTGACGTAGCCCGTTGAGCAAAGCGCATACGGCCATTAATAAACCGGTTTTTGAAGCCGGTATAATTGGTGCTGCCTGTAATTAATCCGGCTACTGAGAGTGAGCCGGGAAGGGCTACGGCTGGGGAAACGGATGTTAAAACAGTTCCGGTTTCTGCTGGCAATGAGAGAACATTCGACCCCGCTGCTGCTGGGGCTTGAAGTGTTATTGTGCCAGAAGTATCGCCTGCGATTATTAGACTAGACATTTAAGGAATCTCTGCTACTAATTGTAAATCTGCATTGGTACCCATTGTAACAAATGCCGGTTGGCCAGCAGTATAGGGGGCTCCTGTCCCAGTAACTGTAAAAGATACGTTATGTTTAGCGTACCCGGAGATACTAATAACAGTAATAGCAGATTGTACTGATTGAGTAGTTAATGCTCCTGCACCATTAACTATTAATACTGGCAAAGATTTAAGCTCGTTAGGTAGTTGGTATGTACATGTTGCAGCAGATGTAGATGCAGTTAAGCCCATCATGCAATACGCGACTCCTGATATAGTACCCCCAAATCTAAAGCAGTATCGTTCACATAGCTGCAACTCACGGGTATAGTCCCTGATGTCATAACTTGTAGGAATAGAACCTTTTTCAAGTTGAATTCTACCTAATGTCCATGTGCCTGATGTTTGTGCCCCAACAGTAAATAAAATCTCTATGCCAGTTGTGGCAGCTGCTGGTACTGCTATGGCTACATTATAATTTGTAATTGTGGAGTTAACCGTAAAGGTGCCGGTGGCAATTTGAGTTTTGGTCGGTGTGCCTATTGTGCCGAATGTGTCTGCTGTTGTGGTAGCGTAAGAAGCTGTCCAAGTAACAGTGGTTAGTAATGAATTAGCTAAATCGACAGATAGATTGCAGGTACTACCGGCAAGGTCAAAAGAATTATTCTGTTCAATACGTTGACCAACACCAACAGCAGTAACTGATGCTGCTCCAGTAATCTGTAGTTGATTCTGAATAGCACCTACACCAGCCACTTGAGCAGCTGTAACATTGGCTCCAGTGCAATAAACGAACCACCGGTCTACGCATGGATATCCGGTTGAAGCCGTAGGTACTGTTGTACCAGCGACAACTGTAGAAGAAACTCCCCACTGAGCAAATCTCATCCTGCCGTTAATAAACCGGTTTTTAAACCCAAACGTATTCGGTAAATTAACAGGGTTAGCAAACACGACATTCTGCGTGGCATCAATAGTTACCGCTGCTACACCGGCTGTCTGGATTTCTAAAATTCCCGAAGCGTCTGCTGAGGTTATTACACCCCCGCCTGCTGCCGTGGCTGCATTAATCTTTGAGGTCATAAAACCACCCAACGGCTACCCGAAGGCACCGTAACAGTAACACCACCAGCAACAGTAACCGGTCCAACACTTGAAGCGCTGTAGCCTGCTGGTATTGCGTAGGTTGTTGCGATAGTCATGTTATTAATAATTAACCCGTTTGAGGCAAGTAATTCTGCCGCTGTTAATTGTAAGAGAATAGTGCAATTACCAACAGCATCCAGATTAACCGATTTCTCGGCTGGGTAAGTGACAAACACATCCTTTGTACCGGCAGAGAAGTTAACCAGCGCCCCGCCATTGGATGAAGCCAACACTGTTGTTCTGGCCAATGTTGTTCCAGCCAGTGTGTAAGTACCAATGCCCACTTCCCAGTTTGGTCCCACTTGATCGGCAATACAGTAAAGAGTTGTGTTGCCATTACCAATAACAGAGAATGCTTGGTAACCCGTTGATGCACCCAAAAGCGTAGCCGTGCCCGTACTGACAACAGCAGTGGTTTCTTTTACGCGATCTTTGAGTACGAGGGCCATTACATTACGTTCCCATATCTATTTCGGCTAATAATCATTGAAATTAATGTTCGTGAGACTCCAAATTTATCTCCAAGGACTTGTTGAGTATCACTACTGGTTCTAATCTCCTTTACTTGCTCATCCGTTAAACTACCAGATTTTCTCGGGGTTGGTTCAGTCCTTACATCACCCTGCAAGTCTTTAAATATCTTCCCGTGGACAATGTTCATTATGGTCTTCTTACTAACCATAAGGTGAGTGGCTATCTCTTGATAAGTATACTCTGGATAATTAGCCCTTGCATAAAGCACTTGTTCATCCGTTAACCTAGAATTAGGTCGTTTTGGTATAGGCTTCATAACAACCTCATCCAGCGACATTCCCTGTCTTAATCTATAAGTGATTGCTCCACCGGTACATCCTAAATCCCTTGCCCATTCAGCTAATGTTTGGGTTGTCCCATTAGCAGTTAAATTATGATTGTTACTTTTATTATGAGCTTGTTCTAAGCGTGTAGCCCATCGACAGTTGGAAGGTTCGTAATTTCCATTATTGTCTTCTCTCTCTAAAGTAAGCCCATCTTTATAAGAAGCCATATCAACTAAGAATTTTACAAATCCTTCAGCTCCACTCCATTGTTCACAGACGTTAATTCCCCTAGCTCCATAATAAGCATAAGCTTTATTTTTAGGGTTCTCACATCTATTATGCATAGCTCGCCAAATATTAAATATTTTCTTAACTTGTTTCACTAGAGTATCTCCTATTATAGTAGGGGATACTCTACTCTAATCTATAAGCATGTCAAGTTATAGCTAACACTCAAAGTATCACCCGCCGTTACGATTTTATTACCCGCTGTAAAATCCCCAGCGCTGAACAGTGTACCAGTCGTGTCATCAATAGTTGCCGACCCGCCTATGTTAATAAAACATCCGGCAATTGTTCCCGGACCGGTGGCAATAAAAATTACTGGCGATGATGTTGCTTTAACACCAGCCACTGCTGCCCCAAATACAGGGGTCTTACGAGGTGCTGTATAGGTTGGGGGATTAGCCAAACCCACTTCAAGCCATAGAGCATGGTTCGATTGAATGTCTGTCACCACAGCGGTACCAACACCCTTTAACCCCATAACCACAGCACCGGCTGCAGCGTTTCCAAGGAGGGTATCGAGGGCTAAATTTTTGCCAAGAGTAGTTACGAGGTTATCAATAGTATCTTCCCATTTCAAGTTACCACAACAATCGTAGCATTTAACCGTGAAATGCCCATGGAGGCTTGATTCCTCTTTTATAGCCCCGCCATAAACTGCTACAGCATCGCAGGAATCCGTTAATTTTGTAATATCATTGTTAGAGCTCATGCGAACCTCAATATTGCGGTGGTAGATGTGTTGGGAGGGAAGGTAACCGTAAAAGGACTAACCGCTGTTTTATCAGAGCCAAAATCCAATACTGCTATCGCATCTAATGTAAGGCTATTATAAATTAAAGCGCCCCGGCAAATAAACCCAGCTACCGGCCACACAGCATTGGCAAAAGACATAAAAGCGGTTGTATCGGTGGATGTTGGAGTAGTGGGCGTTAGCACAATTCCACCCGCTGTATACCCAGTTCCAACTACTTCACCAATCGTTGTGTAGAGTAACGTATCTGAATCGAGATTAGCCAGAGCAGTATATAGGGCTATCTTGGCACCGTTCGGCAATGCCAGCGCCCGTACTTTGAAAGCCGTGGTCATGCCTTGAACTATCATTTGATTGGTATCCTTGGTGTTCCAGCACGATAAGAGTCTGACATTTCAAAACCTTCACAAAGCGTTCTATATTGAGTTAACGCTTCTTGGTACTTGGCTTCGTAATAGGTCACCATGTCTTGTTCGGCCTTCATAAATATAGCCGCTTCTCTTAAAGCACCGTAAAACAGCACGGGGTCAAAGTTATCCCCTATAAAACTGGTACCGGCAATTGTGATAGAAACCGGGTAGTAGAAATAATGTAATTCTACTGCGTAATTGAGGTCAGGTGTAGGTGCCAATATAAAGCTCAATTCGGTGAGGGCAGCTAAAGTCGGACCAAACAGAGAGTAAAATTTTGGTGTGCCCAGCACAAGCGGATTTGGGTATGCCTCACGCATAAAGCTGACATCTTTAGTCAGTAAGTAAGTGTACGTTCCATCAGCCTGAATAACTGCCAAAGAATAGGGCGCAAGGAAGTCCGTAGGGCACGATAAGTATTTATTGCCGAGCGTTAGTGTGCCAGTGACATTACGCCTCAATATGGGGTTTTTTACGCTGTTCGCTATCCTGAGCTCTGCCTGTTGAATGAACACAGGGATGTTACTGACGAAAAGTGCTTCCGTGTTTTCGACGTAATCTTGGATAGCTTGAGTTAGTTGTGCCAGATTCATGGCTTAGCCCATGGGTCCACGGGCAGTTTTGCCTTTTGTAGCAGCCCCATTGCCCCGAGTAACGATACCCGAGGTTTTTGCCTTTTCGGGGTAGCCGTTCCCTACAGGCGGCGTAGTCACCACATTACGCGGAATCTGAGTTGGGGTGTTGAATTTCTCTCTTGTGTTATTCATGACTATTTACCCACTTGATTGTTGCGTTTAGCCAAACCCCGGCCTACCGCTTTTTGTTCAGCTGAGCTAACGCCTTTAGGAGAGCCGGTTCCACCACCTTGCAACCCCACTTTGGGGCCGTCATTGCCGAGATTCTTGCCTTTCGTTTTGCCCTTCGATTCAATCCCATTTCCGCGTGCCATTGTCTTGTCCTCTATGCTACTGTTACTGTGCCTACATAACCGATGGCTACGAGGTAGTTTGGTGTTAGTGCTGCGTCAAACTGTTGAGCCATGCCGATTGGAGCCCAGCCCCATTGAATTGCTCTGGAGCCTGATGCTGGATAACCGTCTACTGCTATCCCTGATGTTTGGTAAGTCGTATCAGGGCGTGGGTTTTTCAAAGCTTGTGGGTCGAAAACCGGATAACGCCCCAGCTGTAATTGGGGGTGAGAAACCTCGAAATCAGCTTTACAAACCATTATTTGGGTCAGAGTATCCTTTATCATTATCCGCTTCATATCTTTCAATTTAAAGCGCTGCGAACAACGGTCGCAATAGCCGAATGCCTGTTTTCCGACTGCGTATTTATGTGCCATTAGATGCCCATCCTACGGGGCACAAGCAATAACGAAGCTTTTTCACGATCTTCGTCAATGGCCAATTGCATCTGCTCTAAGTAATCAGCTTTTAATGCCTGAGCACGCCCCATATCCATTCCCGGAATTTTTGGGGATAGGTAAACAGATAAACCGGCAATCAATGCGTTTAGAAATCTGAAAGGTATATCTTGGGTATTTGCACCATCACCTGCATCTTGGAGTCTACGAAGTCTCCAGTATACGAATGTATACAAATTGTTTACATTAGCAGTAGGCCAGATGTTTATAGTTGGGGCTGCAACTCCCGTTGGAGTCGTGGCTCCCGTTTGCCGATTGACCCAAATCTGAACCGGACGACCCTGAGTGTTTTTCGTGGGAATAGTCGAGTAGGTAGAGGAGGATATTCTTGTCGCACTAAGGTCCATCTGGTTTGTACCGGTGCCTGTTCGTATGACAAAATCAAGCAAATCAATTGTATCAACTGGTAAAACATAAGTAATAGTCCCAAGTGTTAAAGGAATGCTGCCCTGTTCAATAGTCCATAAATTTATGCCTCTGTTACTCCACTCGACAGTCAATAGATTAAGCGAACGCCGGGCTGTTTTAAAGTCAAAACCTGAGCGTACTTCTGAACCACAGCGTTGAAATGACTCTTCGATAATTTCTTCGAGAGGCATGTTGAATATGGCTGTTCCAGTAGTTGTCATGGATAAACTCGGGTAGCCCTACGGTGCATATCCCGTATGGACTTTGGATTAAACACAGGAGGCAAAGAGGCAACAGGTTTCTCTGCCGCTCTATGCTTCTTCGATTTCGGAATCTTGGCTGGGTTTATAGCGCCCATGCCTCTTGAACTTCTCAAGACACACCCCCTATATAAAACGTCCACGAGTATGTCCTTTAGAAACACAACCATCGGCACGAGTCACAGAACCACCACCTTTCATCACTCTTGGAGCCACTACCGGTTGCTGAACAGGCAGCGCTTGCGGAGCTACCACAGGAGCCCTAACTGGGACAGCAGCAGGAACTACCCCGCCAGTCTGCATACATTTAGTTTTGCCACCTTTTTTCATACCGGGACTCCCTTGAGTCATTGCGGATAGTGGGTCACGACTTGACCCCTTCCAGTCCGCATAAGCGGCCATTCTACGTTCTTTACTGGCTGATGTTTCGCCAGAAGGGCGAGCTTTAGCAGCTGGTTTGGGTGCTGCCTTTGGAACTGCTTTTGGGGCGGTTTTTGGTTCAGCTTTTGTAGCCGGGGGAGGTGAAGATGCTGTCTTTGCAGGCGGGGTATTTATTTTGGCAACCCTAGCCTTATGCGAAGAGCCTACTTCATCAGAACCGGGAGGGCGCATACCCTGACCTTCACTAACCTTACGGGACCCGAATAATGCCAAGTTACCACCCTCAGCCTTCTTAACGACGCCGCCTTTTTTAAATTGCGGGTAGTCGTCAGTTTTGTGTTTTTCAGCATCGTACTTGTCAGGAGTGACTTTACCCCCGTCTTTGAATTTCTTCATTTCGGACTTTTCAGGCTTTTCCATTTTTTCACCCTTGGCATACTGTGCCGGGGTAATCTTGCCTGACTTGATAGCCTTAGCTTCTTTCAATTCTTCACTATGGGTATCTTTACCCTTGAATATGCTTTTTAACTTTTTCACTTCCCCACCTTCTTTGAATTTTTTGCCTTTGTCGGCGTGCATGAATTCAGCGCCAACAGATTGTGGAATTTTTAATCGCTTCGCTGCTTTAGGGTCAGTAGCCACCATCGACATTAAGCGGTGTTGTTTAAGATTTTTCGATGGCATTTTACTACCTCAATTAAAAACTAATATGAAAGGCTGACCCACAACTCCATGACCATGCAAATATGTTCGCCAAAGCCACCAAAATACACCCAACCCAAATCAGCATTCTTCGTCGGCCACGAAACTCAATCAGCTTTTCTTCAACATGATTGAGCCTAAGCATAGCGTTATCTACCTCACGTTGCATAGAGCGGAGCTGAGCGCGATGAACGGCCAGTTCTTCAAAATGCGGCACAACATCAGCCATAAAAAGCAGTGACTGAAACAACAGTTGTTAACATAGTCAGGTATATTCCGGTATCCGCTAATATCCCTTCACCGGGTAACAGCATATAACTTTCACCAGCCGCTGCCGCCGTAGTTAGTGACAGTAATGTTTTTCCACCGAGGCCATCAGTTAAGAGAATAGCTCCGGCAGTTGCACCACAAGGGAAAGCAATAGCTTTCAATCGACATCTACCAACTACCATTGCGCTGGCTGTTGCAACTGTCGCCGCTTTGACATCTGTTTGTACAGTCATGATTGCTTACCTTTATTCATAAAGTATTGTCCACCTAGAGGTAGTCGCAGTCGTTACTATCGTCAAACCAATATTAAAGGGGATACCTTTTAAATCCAGAGAGCCTGTAGAGTTTGGGGTCATTATGAGAATAACTTTACCCGATGCCGCCGTATTATCATACAGAGTTATTATCCCCGTATTATCCCCATATACTATTCCATGTAAGTTTCCAGCCCCAATTTTTAAAGTGACTCCTGCGGTAACACCTGACTGGAAAAAACTGATAGGCTGTGTTGCTGCAATACCATATTTCATTACAGAAGCACTAAATATATTGACAACTACGTTTGTCGCCAATCCATTCGCATTCGTGCTCGTGATACTTATTGGTAAATCTAGTGTGGAAGACCAAGCACTATTAAAATGTACATGATGAGCAATCACCCCATCTACCAAAAAATAAACATCACTTAAGCTATAAATTATTTGGTAGTTATGCTCCAAAATATCCAGTATGACTGAGCTTCCATATCTGCCATTGTAATTACCGTTGAGTGTACGACTTGTTTCTACACCTCCTTTACGTGTAACAACTGCGGATTGCGTGCCAGATATCTCCCAGAATGCTCCATCATTAGCCGTGAATACACCTGTTCGTCGAGTATTATTTACTACCCCTAAATCAGGTAGTTGTAATTTACAGCTAAACTTATTTATCTGCTCAGTAACGTATCGGGCTGTTTGGACTGAAGTTAGTGATACAGCGTTATTCGCAGTCGTTCCTGTAGCAACTATAAGTGTACCATTTGTAGGCGCTACTGTGCCCCCAGTTCCGGTAACCGCTGTCCAAAAATTAGTGTCTAATGTAGAGCCGGGAAAAGCTGAACCTATCAAGCGATAGGTCGGTACTGAGAGCACTTCACCAAATGGCGATAACTGCTGAAGGAATCCATTGGCATCTTGAGAGGATTCTATAGCAACCTGTAAATTACCCTCTTGATTAAGTGATCTAGGCAACGAGGATATAATAGGCACCCCGATAGTTTGAATCCTTAAGTAAGTAGTTGGCGCTGACCCTATATTAATAAAGCGGACACGATAATACGAAGATACAAGCTGAACTGTATTACCATTACCTATACCGGGATAAACTGTATAGCTGTCTGAAATATCCCAATTTGTTCCGTCAGGGCTTTGCTCAATATAAATAATTCCAAGCTGGTCTGTTTTTACTGTGTACTGAACAGCAGTATAGGCTAAATCGGGGGTAGCTGCCCCCACAAAACTAGCCCCTATAGCAAGATTAGCTACCGTACTATTTGATGGGTCAACATCTAAATTCTGACCAACCATCACCGCACCACCGGCAGCTGCGCCTTCTACAAGGAGTGCCCCCGTGGTGGAATTGGCCAGCACCAGCACATCGGCTTTGCTCGGTGTGCTACTTTTAGCGGTTAATACATGCATACTCATTAGAGTAATCTCTTAAGCAATACGGCTGAATGTATACGCCGTTGCACTGGAAAACATCAGTCTGAAACAACCTTGGCCAGTTACACCATTGGGAACGGTTAATAGACCAGAACCACCAGCTTCTGCTGCGGCCAGTGCCGAAAGAATACCATTAACAGCAACTACCATAGTGACAGTATTGGCACCGGCAGTATTATCAATGTAGAGGTCAAAAATAGTGCCTTGAACTGCCCCTAATTCGGTTCCGAGAAGGGTTCCGGTGGGTAGGGTAAGCGCTGTGGCTGCTGCTGACGTAGAAGTGATATAGCCGGTCGCCACTTGTGCAGCAGTAAGCACTGCATCAGCATTAGCCGCTGTTGGTGTATGGGTATTAACTGGATTAGCAATCTTGGGAGTACCGGTTATTGTTGGCGATACTGAGGCAACAAGAGAGGTTCCTGTACCGGTCTGAGTACCACTAACCAGACCTTTTGAGGCATCGGTGAATACTGGCAATGAGGCAGTAAGGGAAGATAAAATTGGTTTTGCGGTAAGTGTGACAACGCCCGTGAATGTTGATGTTGTATTAACAAGAAGGGTGGTGACGGTTAGGCCGGTCGGGAGTGTGACGTTGCCGGTGATATCTCCGACAAAGCCTGCTGCTGAATAGACGGGCCCCGAAAAATGTGATGCTGCCATGATGGCTACTCCATACAAAGAGATTCGCCTTAGAGTCTTTGTATAGTCTGCTGGAACAGTCGCTAAGGCTTAAAGTTTCCAGAATTTCCTTCATTATATACTCCAAATTTTTATACCATTCAAGTGGTATTTTATTTGACATACTTCCAATCTCCGCTATACTTCAAATCGTTATCTCTGTACCAGCGTGAACTGTTAAAGAAATAGCTTAAAACCTATTAAACTAAAGCCTCGTCCTCGACCGTGTTCACGCATAGTCTACGAGGCTTTTTTTATGTCTTATTTTTGAGGTAATTAAATGAAACTATTACGACCCGCTCTGTTAATCGGTTTACTACTTGCCAGTAGTGCCCAAGCCGCGCCTATCTCCTTCACCAATATTTTTAATGGCTCATTGTCGTCGTGGCAAACGGTAGGCACCGTTGATGATAGTATTGCTGATGCTCCGAATGGCCCTGATACACAATTCACTTTATTGAATCTAACCGGTCTTGCCGCTACTGATGCCCAGTGGATTAATGTAACCATTCAGGAAGCTCATTCTGGCTTATCAGATGTTTTGTATAACGTGGTGTTTACCCCTAACGTAACCAGTGCGGCAAGCCCATTTTTTGCTACTAGCGGCTACACAAATGGCTTAAGCTCTATTGGCTATCAAGTGACCGCACTAAAGAATGAGTTTCTTGCCAGTGTCCGTTTAGATGTCAATGCAGCTGGGGCAACCGCTACTGAAAGTGATGTTACTACTCTATCTGATGTGTCGCTGGCTAACCCTGCTTTTCTGACATTAACCAGCTTGGGTGGTCAGCCTGACCCAATATCTCCCCCCGGCTCTCACATTAACTTCTCACCTCGCAAAACCGTTTTCGTAAATAATTCCTTTGATGCGAATGGCGGTCTGATCAATTCTGTAAGCAATCAGTTCGATGTTCATACTGTTCCTGAGCCAGCAATTCCCTTATCTTTGGGTCTTGGTTTAATTGGCTTGGGTTTTATGAAAAATAAGAGTAAGCTATCTGCTAACACTCAGGTGTCTCTCGCGTAATATCTTTCAGCCCAAACCATTATGAGCTTATCCTCGTAATGGTTTGGGCTTTTTTTTTGTTTGAGGCTTTATGAATATATTAAAGCTGTTAGGGCTGGAACCAGATACCCCGTTAATATTCCATCGGAATAATGTATGGCCTGATATTCAACGCGAATATCCCGACCCAAAACGACCGGGTTTAGTCTTTACAGTCCCCCCAGAACATGTCCTACTATGCCCATTTGAAATCGAGAGACTTCAACAGGAGTGGGACGCTAAAAACCTTTAGGAGATTTATTATGGCAGACGGCCCCGGAATTTATGATTTTATCTGTACTCAAGTCAGAGAACAGACAAGTGCCAAAGGTGTTGTTATTCTAATTATTGATGGCGCTATAGGCAGCGGGTTTTCAGTCCAGACTTCAAGCCTTGAACTGAATGATGCCCTACCCGCTGTACTTGAAGACATGGCTCGCCAAATACGTGAAACCGGCTTTGAGACTACTGAAGATTAAATGGACTATCGACACTTAGTTGTCTGAGTGTCGATGTTCTGCGTTATTTACTCCATATCCATTTCTGACTGCCTACTCCGTGGATTTTTGACCATCCTGCTTCTGTACAGATTTCATTTTCTGTTTTAGTCGGGGCATAAAACTTGTTTAACTGATGTTTGGGTTCAGCCAGTTTATGCTTCTGAACAGAATATCTCGGTATGCGCTTAACCTCTCCTTTAGGTACCCACCAATAATCAGGCTCTGTTATGCTAGCTAATGTAAAACCAGTAGCTTCGTAAAGCTTTCCATCACCATAACGAAGGTCACAGTAACTGATTATCTCGTTTGGGTCTACCTCAGTCTTAAACTGCTTTAAAAGCCTTGAAAAACCTCCCTGAACCCGACCGGTAGAAGCATATCGGGTTACTTCCCATCTACCCTCTACTTTAGCTCCTGTCATTGCCCCAGACCTTGCCTTTCCAAAAGTAGCCACAGCCACTATGTTTTCTTCGTCTTTCAGGGCATAGCAGTAAGACGCAACACCAGCACCTTGTATGTGTGTGGCTACCAAGAAAGGACGCGCCTCAGACATAGGGATTTGGCTTAATTTCAGCTTTCTTGCTTGATACTGTGGGGCTTTACCAATAAAGGCTAACAACCGATTCTTAACAATGTCTTGCTTATCCAGCCACTCATCCTCAAATATCTGAACCAAACGAATCCCGGCTTTGTTGGCCGCTTCGTATTTTTCGCGGTGGTAGTTACTGTGAGTGCGAGGGGATGAGTGCCAGTATAGACCATGATATTCAATACCCATCTTAAATTCAGGAAGGTAAATATCGATTTCTTTTGGGGCTATGATTTGCCGGTTGCGCCGCTCAACTACAGTGTATTGGGCCAAGAAGTCTGCTATGGCTTCCTCATCCTGTGATTTCATATTCCCACATTTATTACAAGTTATTTGGCCAGATAAATGATTTACCGGCCTCTGCATATTGGTCCCATGCTCACAAGTTACAGCAACTGTTGGCATCTGCATATTACTCCACTCTACAGCTTCATAAGTAAACTTATCTGGATGTATTGCTTGTGCCCTTTCTTTAAATACCTCAAATGTTAGTTGCTTTGATTTCCGTATTTTAGAACCCTTGCATTTCGGGCAACCCTGCTTACCTCTAAAATGATTATCTGGAGACTGAAAGAACTCTCCATGAACAGAACACCCAATACTTACTTTTAAGTCTTTACCAATATATTTAACTTTAGAGTAGTCATATAAATCTCCATGAATAGATTTGAACCTATCTACCCAGTCTGCCCCTCGGCCAACACATTTAGAGCATCCAGACCCTCTACTTGTAAAGCTTGTGGGGACTATGAAAAATGACCCATGCTCTCTACATATAACTTCCACTGGAACCTTTGCAGCTTTATATACCAACTTGGAATAATCATATTTCTTCCCATGAATAGCCAGAACTCTACTCATGTAATCTTCTTGGGTTATTAATTTTGGCATCGGCTATGTCTCCTAATTATTGAAAGAGATTTTATTATATACCAAAGAGTTTATTTACGGAAGGGTTTATTTACAAAAGAGTTTATTTACAAAAGAGTTTATTTACAAAAGAGTTTATTGTTTAAGGCATAAAAAAGCCTCCCGAAGGAGGCTTAGTTTTACATACAAGCTAGATAGAATCAGGCCCCGGGGCTGGAATACGCACCCAAACTGTCGCTGAAACCGAACGAATATCTTTCGCGCGCCTTATATCTGCTGTTCCCCGACTCAAAATCACCATCCATGCCGGTTGTTAACGGAGCCCGAACGAACATTTTAAGACCATTCGGAACGTCAGTAGTCAACATCCAAGCGTTGGTGTCAGTGAAAAAGTGGTTGATCTTGTAGCCTTCGGGGATTGACCCGTTGTTTACTATCGCATTTATGTCGTTGTCGGTCGTTCCAACACGAAGTTGGGTTTCCAGTAAACGGGTAGCAACGAATTGTAAGGCAGGAGGAAGCACCAGTTTTTTCGGTTTAGCAGCGATTAAAAGTCCGCGTTCGTCTGTCCACGCTGCGATTTGAATCACAGCAGCTTCCAGTGAGGTTTCGTTTAAATCAGCAGCCACAGCCGGGGTATTGGAGTTAAATCCACCACCAACCAGAGGATGAAGGGTAGAGAATAATGCCACGCCATCACCACCCGGATAAGCAGCGGAGAAGCCGTTATTGATAACAGCTGCGCCTTTTACTTGTTTGGTGTAGGCCATGGCACGCGCCAATGCTTTTGTGTAGCGAGCAGAGAGAGAATCATAAAGGTTATCTTCTATCGCTTCCTCGGTTAAAGCAAAACCGAGAGCAATTGTTTCGTGATTGTAGCGGGCTGTCCATGCTTCCTGCGCGTTGTCATATTGAATGGCAGCGCCTTCATATTTGACGGGAGCGGCAGAAAAGCCTGACAGTTTTGTTTCTTCTTCAAAACTACGTTCGGAAGATTCAATTTCGTAAATCTCTTTATGCTCTTCGCCGTAACGAGCATATTCCAGACCAAACAGAGCGTTTAGACCCGGTAGTAGTTCTTTGAGAAGTTGTGAACGGGAAATAGCAGCCATGACATATACTCCTATGCGGCTATGGCTAACGCAACATTGTAACGATGCGAGCCAAAGTTAATTTTAACAAGCAACTCAGGATACTGGGTAATTATTAAGGTACCTGCCGAATTGGGAATTTGCTGTACGCCAGTACCAGAAGCGTCATAGTTAGTGACGATAGCGGTAGCACCGATAGCATAATCTGCCACAGTAAATGCGCCGGTCGGTTTTACTTGACCATTGGCTGCGACTACTTCAACTGAAGAACCGGCAATCAGGGCATGTGTTAATGCCGGGACAGTGATAGTTACAGTAGAGATAGAGGTATAAGGGACTGCGGTGGAAATTGCTGTATCTCTCACTACGTCAAGAACCCGTATAGGGAGTGCAGCGGTAGTTGCAGGAACACCGGCAACAATAGCTGTTAAAGCAAGCCGGGAATTGCCAGTAGCCAGATTAAGTACGTTATCAATGATGGACATATTCTGTCCGATCAATGCTTGGGAACCAGAACCGACAACAGTTGTTGCTGAACAGACTACTGCTTTGTACACTAAATCAGGGTCATCAGACACAACAGCAAAGATGTCTCCTGCCAAAGTGCCTGCTGGATAATATTGTGAAAATTGTTTTTGTTTTGTTACTGGATTAGTGAAAGAACAGCCCAGAAATACGCCAATATTTTCTTCAGCTGTGCCGTCAGTAGTCAATGTTGCCCGAATAACCAAGCCTTTTGCCAAGGCTACTACGTCACCGCAGCCTATACTGGTAGCATAGCCATACGCGATTTGGAGTTGTCGAACATTCCCCGCGTAAAATTGGCCTCCGATTAGGTTTACGGGTTTTAAACCGTAGGGACCTTGAACAGTTGGGTAAGCCATGTAAATCTCCTGATATGTGTGTTAACGACTGCCAAAAGAAGTAGTGGATTTCCGCTCTTTAAAAATTGGCATTCTTGGGTCACTTTGACGCATTAGATTGTTATCCACGGCTTCGGTCTGTGCTTGCGTCTGCGCTGCAAAATGAGCGGCACGTTGCTCAACAAACTCGGTAGGGGTTTTACATAACAATAAACCGCCAATTTCAATGTTGTTTTTATACCGGCTGTTTGGGTCGGACAGAAGCTGCATATCTGGTTGCTCTTCTATGGTTACCGGCTCCCAACCTTCACGGAGTTTTGCCGATACATTACGGGGGTCAGCTTGATTAAGAGTCGCTACGCGAATCCATCTATACGACCACCCCGGAATTTTGTTAGGCTCTGGCAGTAATTCAGCAGGTGCCCACGCTTTTTGGCGCATGGTCTTAGCTCTGCTTTCGGATTCGTGGCTTTGTGTAAGAGCACTAAAACCGGTTTTTGCCGCCCTCATCTTCGCCATTCTATCCTTTACAGCTTGTGATGTTTCTTTTGATTCAGCCATTTTTAGCCTCCAATTTATTTACTTCAGCTTCGTATTGTTGAGGGGTAACACCAAGTTTTTTGGCGATGGCCAACTGAGAAAGCGTAAGTTTTGGCTTTACTGATGTTGTGCTTCGTCTTACCGAGGCTACCACGGAAGGTTTTGGTGTAGGAGTGTTGTCAACTTCAAATTCTTCTGGGAATCGTAGCTGCACTTCTTTGTTGATACTTTTGAAGTAGTCTTTGGAGCCCACATAGCCTTGTCCATGGGTTTCAATTAAGTCCTCATGAACGGCTAAAGCGAACTTGGCCATCTTCTTTTTTGATGGGTCGATGTACCATGGATTTTCAGCTACCCATTGAGTTACTTTTGGGTCAACTTGGGGGACGGTTTGCGTCCGGGGAAGCTCTATATCAATCTCTGGAATATTAGGACGGAAATCTTTAGTTTTGTCAAGCTTATTATTGGCTTTAATAAGCTCTGACTGGGCTTCCACAATAGTATCGGTATCTCCACCATCATAAGCTTCTTTATAATTACGCTTTGCTGTCTCTAACTCAAGCTCGGCAGAGGACTTATAGGTATTAATTAGCTCTTCTTCGCCAGTATGTAGAAGCGCTTTTAAGCGTTTATTATCCTCAAGAATTTTTTGGGCAAACTTTATAGCCTCAGCTTGCTCACGCTGGGCAGCTTCTTTGCTTCTACGCTCATCGTGAAAAATTTTCTTGTATTGCTGAAATTTATTTTTAACGGTTTTTGAATAATCATCCGATTCTGGCAGGGCTTCTAAATCGTCCACCAGTTCTTTCGGCATTGGACGAATGTTTCTGTCGGCTTCTGGAGTGTCATCAATAATATCTACATCATCTTCATCACCATCGTCTTGGTCAATTTCTACATCGATTTCATCATCTATCTCGTCTGGAAAGCGAAAGTTTGTTGTGCTCATGTTATTTACCCCTAGGGAAATATGGTTGCATTATTCTGTCATATTTATATCGGTTGTACCGTGCTGGGACTACTTGGATGTTGGTGTACTCACTTGTCCCACCTTTTGAGATAGGGATAATATGGTCTGTATGCCATTTAACCCCCGTCACATCATTACGTAATTGAATTAAATCTTTAGCCTCTTCAAATACAAAGCTATCAAAGTCTGACATAACCCTATAAGTTTCATACCTATCCTTCTGGTGCTTATCATGGCATAACTTACCGGCTTCTGATACTCGATATCTTACTGACGGTATTTTACCTTTATCAGACGCTCGATATTTCGCTGCCACTACTTTACCCTTACTAGATAACCCATACTTCGCAACTACTGCCTGTCTATTAGGGGCATTATGCTGATACTCCAATTTGCAAGAATTACAGCAACTCTGAAGCCCATCGTTTCGAGTTTTATTTTTGTTAAACTCAGATTCCGGTTTTTCAGTATTACATTTCCGACATACTTTCATTCTTGACACCTTACTTTCTCCTTATCCCGACTGGATTTTCAACAACCGCCTCAACATTATCGTCGTTAATTAAACGAAATTCTTGGCCATGTATATCCAGCCGACTACCGGTATATGGGCGGGTGATAATGAAATCGCCAACTTTACACCACGGGCCTGTTGGGAACTTATGTTCGTCGTTATAGCAGTCTGGACCCATGGCCACGACGAATAATACAGTAGACAGCGTAGACTCATCAGCCAGTGTTTTCTCGGCTTTGATGATACTGCTATTATCGAACTCTCTGTCAATATCAGGGATGGCACAGAGAATGTGGTATCCGGTTGGTTGTGGCAATTGTGTTGCCTGCCTTTTAGGTTTTGAATTTGGGTCGGCTTGCCCTATAAGAGCTTCGCGGCCAATAGTACCCACAACTTTTGGGTTTTTTGGGTCTGTTGCTAATAGAAAATCACTCATCGTATTCTCCTCTTGCGTTAGGGTAGACTATGGGGGCTTCACCGGCTAAGCTCTCAAACAAAGAAGCTTGATATAACTTCTCTTTCAACAGATAACCCTCAAGTGCCCATAATTCATCAATAGCACTGTCTTCGGCAATCTTTCCGCCTAACTCTTCGTTATCATTTTCAGGTGAAACACAGCAAGAAGGTTTACCAACTACTACATAGCCATTCTCCATTATTAAGATACAAGTGCGTATTATCTGGCCATTACTTACTGTTGTAGTAAGTATTTCTGCACGCGAAATCTTGCTTCGCATTCCTTCAAGAGTTACCCGTGGTGCAGTTAACCCTTTATCCAGTATCTCTCTCTCAATCTCTTCATTGGTCATCTTCATCCCCTTCTACAGTTTCGTGATACAGCTCGTTTATGTTGCGGCATGCTTCCAACAGACCTACAATCTGCCCACATATTTCCCTATACTCTGCATAGTCTTTGGCAGTCCCTTTACTTACCCAGTCTTTTAAAAACTCTATTCTTTGGGTATGGATACTGTGTAATACTTCTAGTGCGTTATTCAGTTCTGCACTCATTTTTTACCTCCGGTAGGTTTGGTAGTTTTGGCCACTTTTATATCGTGTTCATGTTGAGCGGCTTGTGAGCCTATCTCATGCTCATGTTGAGCGGCAGTCTTGGCAATATCGGTACCGATCTTGGCAGCTGATGTCACATGTTGCTCCTGAAGCTTTGACTGGTTTATATGCAGGTTTGCTGCAACAGTGGCACCAGCTGCTTCTGCCGTACTATCGTTTTTATTTTTAGTTATTCCCAACTTGGCATATTCGACGGCTATATCTTCGTCGTCCCGTTTTGATTTTCTTGCCAAGTCGCTCTCTTTGATCTTGAGTTCCTGCTGTTGCATCTGGATAAGCGGGTCTTGTTGTTTTTGCTGATTCTGCTGATTTTGTTGTTCTTGCAGATTCTGCTGTAGTAGTTGCTGTGAGGCTTGGGCAGCAAGTTTGGATACTTGCAGTTCAATTTCAGCGGGAATCCCAACTTGGTTATCCTCATCCTCTGGACTATCACCGTAAGTTGGCAAGTCCCTCCCCATAGCCTGTTCAATCTGTTTTCTGTACTCATATCCTAAATGCTCCGCGATGTGGGCTCCCAGTGTTGCCTGTAGTGCAGCAAGACCTTGTGGATTTGTGGCAAAAGCAGCCTGTAATACTTGCTGAACTTTGGGGTCATGCATTACTGCCGTGTGGACAATTATGTGCGCTTGATGGTCTTGATACAAAAACGCTTTTACCGGCTTTCCTTTGAGGATGTTTTGATTTTCAGTTACTGGGTCACGAGGTTTGAGGTCGTCGTCCATGGGCACGAGCTTCTGGTAATTTGGTACACCCAAAACCTCCAGCATCTGCCTGTGTAATAGTGGCATATCATAGAGCTGTTGTGCTGTCTGGGCTAACTGGAGAACGGCTTGATATTGGACAACCCTTTGTGCGAGAGTCGCAGCATTAGGGTCACTAACGGGTACAACTGCAACGTTCTTATAGTCAGAGCGTTTAGCTTTCGGAGTCCCTTCTTGTGGGTCATAGGAGTAAGTAGTTGGCGTATAATCACGGATAATGTTTCTGATGAGCTGAAGCTCACGCTTCATGGAATAGTGAACCCTGCCTTGGATGGCACTTATCAATTTCAATGTTCTTTCAAGCACAGCCAGCGTAGTGCCAACCGGTGAGTTAGAAGACATATCAGACACAGCCAAATCAGCACTGCCGGCCAGTTTCCGTCCTTCTTCAACAATAGATGTCAGTAAGGAAAACAGTGTTTGGTCAGCGCCCTTGTAGGGCAGTGGCAGGAAATTTTCTTTGAGCGTACCACTTGCCACATCAACGTCACGCCATTCACCGGGGCTTACCGGCGTGTCATCGCCTTTTATTCTTAAACCCCTACTCTTGAATCCCCCCGGTAAATTAGACAGCGTACCGGCGTCTACCAATTGGCGAATCAATGAAGTGCCCGACTTGGCAAAGCCACCAATTAAATTTATCAAACCGAGACAGTAAAATCCGAAGGCTGGTATATACCCGTAGTGGACAAGGTGTTCACGTTTTATAAACTTCTTATCGTCCGGTTCCCAGTTTCTACGGATGGCCAGTATAGTCGTAGTCCCCTTGTCAATGGTGACAATGTAAGGTAGCTCTATACCCGTATATTCCCCGTTCTCGTCCTTATGTTCATAACCCTCTAAATCGAGGTTTACCTGCATTTCAAGCAGCTTGTACCTCTCATCCAAAGTAACCCGGAACCCTAAACGCTCGGCAATCTTCTTCTCAACATCATCAATCATGTTGGTAGGCTCGCCTATCTCAATCTCACGATAGAAGCCCTCATATTGCAGCTTGATAATCTCGTTCTTGGTTTTACGCATAACATGGGTTATACGTTCGGATGTTTCTAGGCTGGTAGAACCATAGGGCACCACAATATCTTCTGCAGGAATATACATCGATACTTGGCGGTTTAGGCTTGGGTCAAAATACACTTTCTTAAAGGCATTACCACATAGCGCCAAACCAAACATCGCCCGTTCATGCTCTGGCCTGAACTCCACCATCACTTCAGTGAGGTTATAGTTCATGTCTTCCTGTACACGGATAGAGGCTTCTTTTAATTCCTCAGTCTGTTTACC